AGTATTGTTAAACGGTATTACCAAACGAACAACAAGCCTTTAACAGAAGATGCGTTACTTACATTGACGGAAGAGAAACTGGACCGCATGAAAAAGGACGCACTGACACAACAAGATTATTTTGGTAAGGTTCACTACTTATACGAGGTTCGTAACAGTGGGGACAATGAAGTTATAGATGAGAAGATTGAAGAGTACGTACGTCAGAAGATGTCGATTGACCTTCTAACTAAGGCCGCAACGAACTTGAAGAATAAAGAGTTCCTAGAGAAGTTACCTGATGAATTTAAAAAGATTTTGATGCTAAACATTTCAGGTAAACGTAATGAAATCATCAACGTATTAGATGATGCAGAATATAAGCGTACATCATTAAGCACGTTATTCCAAAACATGATTCCAACTGGCTTTAAAGATATTGACCATCTAAACGGTGGTGGATTAGCCAAAGGGGAGTTAGGTTTAATCGTAGCTGCTTCAGGTACAGGTAAAACATTAATCCTTACCAACCTAGCTACAAACTATACGAAGAATGGTTACAACGTATTGTTCATTGCATTAGAGGAATTAGAAAACCGAATGATTCTAAAGTTCGAACAATCGTTACTACGACAAAACAAAAGTACGATCCTTACAGGTAGTGTACTTAATAATGAGCAGTTCGATAAGAGACAAGCTTTCATTCAACAACACCGTAAGCATTTCGGTAACTTGTACTTCGCTCGTTACTCTCCGCAAGCAGTTACACCTGCTAAGATTGAGCAGTTAATTTCTGACTTAATGATCCGTGAAGGAGTCCAAGTAGACGCAGTTGTTGTCGATTACCCTGAGTTACTTCGTAATCCACGTAGTTCAGGTAATGAAGCAGATGATGGTGGTAAACTATTTGAAGAGATGAGACGTATTGCCCAAGATTATAACGTGGTAATGTGGACGGCCGCACAGATGAACCGTACTGCATATTCTGCTTTAGTTCGTACTGCCGAGCACATGGAAGGTTCTCACCGTAAGAAGAATGCGGCCGAGCTTGTATTAACAGTTAACCAAACTCCTGAAGAGTATCAAGCAGGGTTCATTCGTCTATATGCGGATAAAGTACGTAACCCTCCTGAAGGACAGTATAATAGAATGCTAGGTTTCAAGGTTGTAGGTAGTGCCCAAACCGTACGAGACTTTGAAAGTGAGCAGGAGCGCAAGGAACATCAATATGTACTGGAAGCTGCCGATGAAGCACGAGAAGCAATGTTCAAGTCAAAGCGTAGGGATGGTAAGGACAATACACCTAAGATTGACTACGCAGGTGAAATAAACCAAGCCTTACATAGTATGAGGGGGTAAGTGAATGGACAATATAGCTATTGTAGTGGGTCACATATGGGACGATTACAAGATTGGTAAAGGTATAGAAATCATTTCAACGGCTAATGACGACTACTTAGGTACCGACATCTTTTGTGATATGGAGAATGCGTTACTGGATAACATTAACACAAACGGTGAAGAGGACTTCGACTTCATTGCAATTGTCAGAGCCAAACATGTTAAAAGCGAAGGTGGTTGGTGGGGTACCGAAGAGTGGGAATCCGAGTACGAAGTCCTACAGATTGACGATGACAACCTCCAAGAAGCAATCGACATCTACAACAAAGAGAAACGTGAAGAACCGACAATGGGGGACTTTAAACATGAATCCTAAAAAGAAGTATGTTGTTTTCGGAGATTATCATTTACATAACTTCGCAGATTATGCGAAACCAATGACTGCGACATTGTACGGACAGGAATTAGAAGTTACGGATCGTTTAGTGGCTCACGTCCAAACGATAGACAAGCTATTTGAAATTGCTCATGAAAACGATGCAGATGTAATATTCGTAGGGGACTTCTTCCACTCCCGTTACAGTATCCCAACCTTGGTATTTAACCTAGGGTTCGATGCTATTTACGAGAACATGCAGAAGTATCCGAATATGAATATGTACATGATTGTAGGGAACCATGACCAAAAGGACAACTCACGATTCCCTGTACATAGTTTACGATCCTTTAGAACGATTGATAGAGTACATGTACTAGACGACTTCTACCCAGTGGATGTTGGCTCTTGTGTACTATACCCTGTGTCTTACTCCGACGATGTAGCTTATCTGAAACAACGTATTGTAGACTTTGCTCAAGATGCAGAACTGATGGACAAGCCGACTCTACTACTAGGTCACATCGGGATAGACGGTAGTGAGACAGGTAGATACAGCCACCGATTAGAAGGGGCATTTAAGGTAGGGGATTTATTCCCTCATATCTTTACATATGGTTTATTCGGTCACTATCATAAGTGGCAGTTCCTCGGTGGTACCGACAATATGCTTTATACAGGAAATACAATCCAAACCAGTTTCTCCGATGAGGGACAAGATAAAGGTGTATGGCTTGTAGATGTGGAGAACATCGGTAGGCCGCAGTTCATTCCGATACAGAATAAAAAGTTCATTACACTAACAACGATTCCTGACAATGCACAAGAGATTATCGACAATAACTACGTACGTTTTGTCGTTCCTCAATCAGTAGCTACAGAGATAGAAGTGTTCAAGGAGAGCACAGACAACATCCGAGTAGAGGTGCAAAAGGAGTACAAATCAGAGCTACGTATTGACATCGAAGTAGGATCGGACGAGAACACAATCGTGGAGACATACACGAAAAAGATGTATCCGCATGTGACAGCTATTGCACTGGATATACTAAAAGAAGCCAAGCTTCGACAAGCATAAACCATGAGGGTTAGGTCTACGGACTAACCCTTTTTGTCGTTGACATAACACACTCTAAATGATACAATGAGGTTACAGAAAGGTATACACTAAGAAGGGAGAAGAAATATGCAGTGGGATACATTAATCGTGAAAAACTTCCTAGCCATTAACGAAGCTAGGGTGCAGTTGCATAACCAAGGGTTAGTCCTGATTGACGGTATTAACAAGAGCGATCCGAAGTTTAAAAGTAATGGTGCAGGTAAAAGTACGTTAATTCCTGATGCTTTATCATACGCTCTATACGATATCACAACTAAAGGGGATAAAGCAGACGATGTTATAAACAACAAAGTAGGTAAGAATACAGAGGTAATTCTTATTGGCCGCAAGGGTGAAGATACATACAGAATTGAACGTTACAGAAAACATACGAAACATAAGAACAAGGTAAAGCTATTCCGAAACGATACGGAGATTACGGGAAAGTCGGCAAGTGTGACAAACAAGTTAATCGAAGAACTAATCGGGGTAGAGTATAACACATTCATTAACAGTATCTTGTTTGCACAGAAATCGGACGGACTCGGATCGTTCGCAGTACTGCCTGATTCACGTAAGAAAGAAATTCTCGATAGTCTACTAAACTTAGATATTTATTCGTTAGCACAAGAGATTGCAAAAGAACGAGTAAAGAGTAAGGAACGTGAGATGGATGAGAAGAGACGTGAAGGGGACAAGCTCGAATGGGAGTTAAGCCAAGTCGATGTACTAGAAGAACAAGAGAAAGCGCAGTATGAAAATACTCGTAACCTGATTAGACAGGAGCAACAAAATTTAGCTGATACAGTGAAGCAGTTAAACGACTATCCTGCTAAGTTCTTCCCAGTTGTGGACAAGTGCCGAGAAGAAGTGGTAAGGCTTACGAAGGAACGAGAAGAGATGAACACAGTCAATATCTCGGAGTATCAGAATGACGTAAACCAAAAACAACAACTTGTAATGGCTACGAAAGCTGAGATTAATAGATTGGTGAAAGAGAAGGCAAGTATCGTTACGAACTACAAAAAAGTAGAGATGAGCAAGACTTGCCCAGTATGTGGTAGTGAGATGGACAGCATACATCGTGAACAGGAATTAAACTCACTAAAGGATCAGCTACGCCAAGTACTTATCTCAGCTCAATCATTGGAGCCAATCCTACAACAACATGAAACAGAGTACCAAGCATCGTACGAAGTGTTCTCGCAACATAAGGACATACAGAACCGAGCGATGGAAGAGTACCGTAACATCTCAGTTCAGATTCAGAAGAACGAGCAAGCGGTCCAACATTACGAAACAAACCTGAAAGCACTCAAGGATAAAGTACAACACATCAACACAACGTTAAAGAAGCTTATGAGTATCCCTGAGCCACAGAAAAAAGATTCCAATAGAGAAGCTATCAAAGAAAAGATAACGGCTCACAAACACTCTCTCGTGGCTTTAGAGAAAGAGAAGCAGACGTTAGAAGACGCAGTGAAGGTTTACTCGAATGAAGGAGTTAAATCTCACGTGCTCGACCTTATCACACCATTCCTTAACGAACAAGGAAATACATATCTTGCTAAACTAGCAGGAAGCAACATGGAGCTAAACTTTAGTACACGTACACCGAAGAAAGATGGTGGTTACTCAGAAAAGTTCGATGTACAGTTAATCAACCGAGCAGGTGGAGACAAGTACAAGTCTAACTCAGGTGGAGAACGTAAACGAGCAGACTTAGCTATCTCTCTAGCATTACAAGACTTAGTATTAGGTAGCACGAACTTAATCGTATACGATGAGGTATTCGATGCACTGGACGAGACGGGCGTAGAAAACGTAATTGAACTACTGAAAGAACGTGTAAAGACTATCGGAACGATATTCGTAATTACACACAATGCTCACTTTAGTAATCTATTTGAAAAACGAATTACGATTGTAAAAGATACGAACGGTATCTCAACATTAAAAGAAGGGGAAGGAAAATCATGAAACTAATTAATATTTCAGAAAAGGAGATTCTGTTAGAACTGAAAACAACAGACAAGAAGCTAGAAGAAATTTGTCTGCCCAAAGACAATATTCATTTTTGGTATCCGTTTAACATTAATTTCTACTACAAGCATTCGAGCGCAAAGGGGTATATGTACTTAGTCCAGGATAAGCATTATGAGGGAACAAACCATTACGATACTACGATCCTGAAACGTACAAAGAAGTTAATGAAGCACGAAGGTGTACCACTAAACTTACCAGTGTACGAAAGAAATACATACATCATGAGTAAAGCATTCGAGTTAGGTATTCCAACGATTGCACAGAGCTACACAAGTGAAAGTGTCCAGCATGGATTCGACACGTTAGCTGCTATCATTGACGATTTAAAAAGCCAGATTGAAGAAGGTTACGTAAAGACTGTAGGTGAAACATCTATCCCTACAAACACAGAGAAATGGGATAGAAACGTATACAAGTACGCTACAGAAGAAGAATTAGCAGAATTGCAAGAGTACGGTGAAATGTACACGATGTTATCTATTATGAGAAAATTAGCCCAATAAGGAGAATGTGTTATGTTTATAGACTTACTAAGAGAGGAGCTAGGGGAGGACAAAGGAGCAGGTAACGAGACAAGGTTCAATTGTCCTTTCTGTGAGAACCATAATAACAAATTTAAATTCTATGTGGAGAACGCTGATTTAGGGCGTTGGATATGTCAGAGGTGTGGAGAGAAAGGTAATCCTGCGGCTTTTGTTATGAAGTGGTTCGAGGTAGACTATGCAGAAGCAAAAGAAATTCTACTAACGTATGATTACGATGTAGATGAATTTAGGAAACAACGGACATCATTCTCAAATTACGGAGCAGGAGGACTCACGGAGGAGGAGAGACTGCTCTTGTACATTACACGGGAAGGGGAACCGTTAGAAGACGAGATAAAAAAGATTACATACACATGCCCAAGACCACCAACGAACTGTAAGTCGTTAATGGAGAACTTTAATAATCCTGAAGCATTTATCTTCTTCCAATACCTACAAGGTCGTGGTGTAACATTAGAAAATATTAGAGACCACAATATATCATATGTTACGTACGGAGAAGTAGAACTAGTGGATGGACGAAAGATGAACTTAATTAATCATCTCATCTTCTTTACCTTTAACGACCTAGGTGTACCTATCTATTGGAACACTCGTAGCATAGACCCAAACCCATTTATTAAGTCGTTCAATGCTCCTGCGAAGACAACAGAATATTCTAAAAATAATTCGGTTTTCAATCTAAACAGAGCACGGTTTTATGATAAAATAGTAGTTACTGAGGGTGTATTTAACGCACTGACTGTAGGGTATCACGGAGTCGCAACCTTCGGTAAAAAGGTTACAGAAGAACAGGTACGGATTATGTTAAATGCGACAGAACAATTTAAAACACCAATCTACTTATTCCTGGATAAAGATGCTTGGAAAGAGATGATACAGTCTGCTCATACGATCCACCGTATTGATCCTACTAGACCAGTGTACTACGTAAACAGCCCAACGAATGAGGATGCGAATGACATCGGTACAGATAGATGTTACGAGTGGATTTCAAATGCGTTCTTGGCGGATGCTCAAGGAGATTTACAGTTACAATTACTGAACATGTAGGAGGGTTTGCTAGTGGTTAATCTACGAGCACGAGACTTTTACAAGAGAGAAAACTATGAAACGTTTTGGCGCTTCTTATTGGGGATGGTTATATGTACGTTCATACTGTTTCCGATAGCGTTCTTTCTTAAATTGGTTGACAAAATAACTGGTAACTAAGAGGAGGAGAACAAGTGAAACACAAATTTAAAATGTACGATTGGGACGAAGGTTGTTACTATATCATTCCGAAAGAAAATATTGTAGACGCAATACACTACGCTTGGAATTACGAGTTCGATGTCTACGACAGAGAATCAGGGGAGTTAATCTTCTCAGGACAAGAAGACGATGACTTCAATTCAGAGATGCTAGAACCTTACGGGGTACGAGTTATTGAAACTGAGAAGCATCGCTGCTTGCAAACTATCGAGACAGGTGAAATTCACTTAGCAGAGTGGCAATAATGATTGACAGTAACTATTCTGTATGCTAGAATACTAGTTAGAAGTTAAGATATTAGGAGGAATAAATAAATGGATACGTTGAGACCAGTAGAAGAGTTGGAAGTATTATATATTGCACCACCAGGATTCGAACCTGAGAATGCTCACGGAGACGACTTCTGTGAAGATATTCGAGCATTAGAGGGCCGCTTAGTACCACAAGGTACATTTAAGTCAGTATTAGTCCCAACAGGACTAAAGACTGCTTTTGCAACATCACACGGTATGAAGTTGAATACACGAAGTGGTTCAGGATACCACACACCACTTATTCTTTCAAACTCAACAGGTATTATCGAAGGATCGTATCGTGGTTATGTAGGAGTTCTATTACGTAACACGTACCAAGATAACTCAGTAGTAGACTTTGTGTTTACAACAAAGGGTGAACGAGTTCCGTTATCTGAAGTACCTGAATTGGTATTAAAGAACGCTCGTGAGTTCTACGAAGATGACACAGTAAACTTAGGATACGATAAGCCGAAGACAATGGAAGACTACGAAATCGAGTTTGAAGCTTGGGAAAGACGTTGGCATGGTGTCGATATCCACGGAGCTATCTCAGGTATCTCAGCTAAGTTACAACGTGGAGAGATGTTAACAAAAGAAGAAGCAGACCTGTGGACAGATAGAAATGCCCCTCAACCTGCAATTCAACATCGCTTATTCGTAGACTTAGTACCACGAGGAACTATCTACGTACAAGAAGGAGAGCGCATCGCTCAGGTTCACTTCCAACCACGAGTAAAACCAATTTGGAATAAATCTGAAGATGGTACACTACCTGATAGTGTTCGAGGAGAAGGAGCATACGGTTCTACTGGTACTCACGAAAAGGAGTGAAGTAAATGAGCCAAACACCAAATAGTAATAAAGTTCTCGCATACATAGAGGACATCATCTATTTGAAACGTAACCACGATGGACAAGGCTTACTAGCCCTTCAACGGGAAGGGAAAGAGAAACAAGTATCGTTAGAAGAAGTGGGTTTTGCATTCATATCTGTTATGGATGACTTTACCCACTATGTTGACGCTTCCCAAGGATTAATGGAGATGCGCTTTAAAGCCCTCGTAGACTCTCTAGACGAGGAGACAAAGGCTAAGGTACTCCAACAGTTCGAAGAAGCAGGAGACGACCTATTAAACACTATAAAGGAGACTGAAGAACATGGCGAAGGAAACTAAAGCAGTAGCGTTAACAGATGAGGAATTAGAGCTTTATGCTAACTACGTATTCTCAGGTAAAGTAGAAAAAGAAGAAGATGAGAAAGTAATTGAGGAATTACAACAACGTTCTGTTACATTAGGTGATGCGACTAATATTGCAAAAATGTTAGCAACACAGGTAGCACAACAACTAACTCACCAAATGGTAAACATTATGGAACGAGTACAAATTCAAGAAATCGTTCTTGAGAAGTTAGGTGCAAACGGTAAAACGAAAAAAGACGCAAAAGTTAAATACAAGAAGCAGATCGAAGAACAGAAAGAGAAGCTTATCAAGTTACAGTCTGAAATGGCTGAAACATTAGAGAAAGAAGAAGAGTAATGACTAGGTATCGGAAGAAGCCTGTTATCGTTGAAGCGGTCCAGTGGTTTGAAGGGATGCAAGTTGACGGAGTTATGGACAAGGCAATGCTATCAGAGGTTTGGTTGGACAAGACCTCCTCTGATGGACGATACGTTATTCCAACATTAGAGGGTTACATGACAGTTAGTAACGGTGATTACATTGTCACGGGGATAAAGAACGAAAAATATCCAGTCAAACCCGACATCTTTGAAGAAATCTACGAAAGGGTTGAGGATTAATGGCATCAACTGGTAGAGGTAGTAAAACAAAAGGGTCAGGCTACGAGTTAAAAACAGCTAAGACTCTAGCAGCTTGGAGTGGAGAACAAGTACACCGAGTTCCCCAATCGGGTGCAGGAGGACATACATGGGGTAGCGATAGCCGTATGAACGGTGACATTGTATTCCCTGTAGGAAGTAAAAATCCTTTTGTATACGAATGCAAGAAGCGTGAAGGATGGGAAATGCACCACCTGTTCTTAAATATCGGTCAGATTAAAGTATGGTGGGAACAAGTTGTTACAGATGCTCGAAGAATGAAAGAGCACGGTATGGCTCCTTGCCTTATCTTTTCTAAAAATCGTGATAAGGACTACGTGTTAATTCCTTATGATGTAAAAGTATTTAATGCGTTACTAGTACTAAAACACCCCGTTTCTGTACAACAAGTACGTTATGACGATATTCGAGGAGAAGAGCAACAATTCGATACAATTCTAACTACGTTAGAAGGATTCACTTCTTTCACTCCTGAGTCTATTTTTGAAGCGTACCAAGGTATGGACTGGGATATCCACAATAAAAGTTAATACATGAGTTTGAAAGGGGCAGACATAGAAAATGGCAGATGTACAAATTATTAACCGAGGTAATATCATTGAGTTTTACGATCCGAATAAGGTAGAGAGCTATCTTCGCAGGTACACTCCCGAAGGAGTAAACGTTAATAGCATTGTAGGAAGTGTAACAGAGTTCGTAGAGTTAGAGGAAAACGTAACGAGCCTGAAAATCCAACAAGAGCTATATTCTATTGCAGAGGGTTTAATCTCCGTACGTGAATCGTATTGGCAGGACGTAGCAGGATGTATTAAAGCAGACATCCTACGCAAAGAGGTATACAACAACCGTGGCTTTGAGAAAGGTTTAAAACGAGTACTAGAGCTAGGTTACGAAGGAGAACAATATACAAACTTCTTCGATAAATACTCTGACGAAGAAATTGCAGAGTTAGAGAAACATATTAACGAAGATAATGACTATTTCGTTAACCATGTAGGTGTACATATTGCTTATGACCGTTACACAACTTCAGTACCTGTTAAGAAAGAACATAACGGTAAAGAAATCACTGTAGGCGTTAAGAAGGTTGAAACTCTTCAAGAGCGTTACATGGTTGTCTCGATGTTCCTACACCAAAATGAAACAAAGGATCGTATTGCAAAAGTTATTAAAGGTTATAATCTTACAGGTGCTACAGACTTCACACCTGCAACACCGACCTTCATGAATAGCGGCCGACCGAATGGTAACTTATCATCTTGTTTCGTTGGTATGACTAATGACTCATTAGACGATATCTACCGTGAAGCAGACCAATTTGCAAAGGTTTCTAAAAATGCAGGTGGTTACGGATTATACTTCGGTAAAGTTCGTTCATTAGGTTCTAGTATTCGTAAGAAGCCAGGTCTAAGTTCAGGTGCAGTACCATTCATGAAACTATTTGATGTAACCGCAGGTACAGTAGACCAGCAGTCAAAACGTCCAGGAGCAGTTACAATCACATTAGACGTATGGCACCGTGATATTAGTACGTTCCTAAAAACACCTTTAGATAACACAATCCTAGAGAAGCAAATGCATAAAATCTTCCTAGCAGTATCTATTCCTGACTTATTCTTCCGTACGTTACAGAAGAACGAAGAGTGGTACCAGTTCGATCCGAAAGAAGTACAAGACATCATGGGATGGGGCTTAGAGGACAGTTACGATGAGAGAGAAGATGGTGGAACTTTCTCAGAACGCTATAAGCAATGTGTACAAGCATACAAAGCAGGTCACTTACAATTAGTAAACGTTACAAACCCACTTACAATCCTAGCAGAGATTAACAAAACACGTATTGAAAAAGGACATCCGTTCCTATTCTTCCGTGACGCAGTTAACCGTGATAATGCGAACGGTGGTATGATTTACTGCTCTAACTTATGTACGGAAATTGCAATCCCAATGTCAACTCCTACAATCGTTACAGAGGTTGTTAAGAAAGACGGAGAAGACATCATGGTTCAGTACACAAGACCAGGAGATATCCCGACTTGTAACTTATCTTCTACTAACCTTAGCAAACTAGCGAAGGTACGTATCGCAGGTGGAGATTGGAAAGCATACCTAGCAGACCTTATTCCAGTTCAGTACCGTATGTTAGCTAACGTAGTATTACTAAACGAGCAGGACGAAATGCCACAAACGAAGATTAGTTCTCTTCGTAAGCGTGAAGTAGGATTAGGTACGATGGGTCTAGCTCACGCACTAGCAATCTCTCACATTGCTATCGACAGTGAAAAAGCTCTCGAATGGCAAAATGAAGTATTCGAAGAAATTGCTTACCAAACAATTAAAGCAAGTATGGAACTAGCGAAAGAAACTGGTGACATTGCTCCTCATTTCCCTAAAACGAAATGGGCAGACGGTAGCTATATTGAAGGTAAGTTTAAAGCACACAGTGAAGATAAAGAACGTTGGGAAGAGTTAAAGCAAGATATCATTAAATACGGACTGTATTCTACAATCCATATGGCTACGGCACCAACTGAAACTATCTCTTACATTGCGAATACAACGGCAGGTTCTGATCCTATCTACGGTAAAGAGTTTACGTTAGAAAAAGCAGGAATCAAAACGAACATGGTGGCTCCTGGAATCGGTATGGATAACATCTTCTACTACAAAGATGCGTTCATCATCAAGAAGGGTATGTTCCTAAAAGGTGTTGGTATTCGTCAACGTTGGATTGACCAGTCTATCTCAACTAACCTATACTACATCAAGGATAACCTACAAGCATTCGATATGATTCAAGATTATATCACTGCTTGGAAAGAGGGAGCTAAGACAATCTACTACCACCGTTCACAAACAAACAAAGCTTACGAGCTTGCTTGTGAAAGTTGCGCAGGATAATGAAAGCTATTAAAAAGGAAGACATGCTCCGCATCATTGCACATAACTTTGATGACGGAGAAGTCATCTTTAAAGATAGCAATAGACTGGAACAGATGTGGGAGCAGCTTGGGGACGATTGGTACATAGTTGATGGTCGATGGCAATTAACCAAAAAGAACGAGAAGTTAAACCCACAAAATAAATAAGAAACACCTTGTACAGACTTGCTTATAAAGTGAGTCTGTATTATACTATAACTGTGACTATATACATAAAGGAGCTAGAACCATGACAGTAGAAAACAGAAAGAAAATTAAATTATTACAACCAAAACAAAGTATGTTATATCCTAGTAAAATCTTAGCGAATGACGGAGTTAATAGTCTGAACTGGAATGATATTCGTTTCCCTCAGTTCCACACATTCTATGACAAAATGTTGGCTAATTTTTGGCGTGCAGAATCAGTTAAAATGAGCAAGGACGACCTTGACTATAAATCAGCACCTGAGAAAATTCGTAAAGCTTATAACTTAGGACTGGGTAACTTAACGGCAATTGACGTTGTACAGACCCGTATGGCAAACATTCTATCGTTAGCTATCACAGACCCTTCTATTAGCGCTTGTTACGCAGTAGCAGGACAACAAGAAGCAGTACATACCCAATCTTACTCGTACGCTTTACTGGACAAGCTAGACAAAGCAGAACAGAACCGTGTACTACGAGAAGCAGTTGCCGATCCTGTAGCACAAGAACGTAATAGTTTAGTAATCGCAGTCCTAGAAGAGATGGAAGATGCTTATAAGCTCTATACGTTCAACGAGATTACGGCTCAAGAGTTCTCTAAATACTTAGCACGAGGGCTAGTAGCGATGTCAGTACTAGAAGGAGTAAACTTCTACTCTACGTTTATGATGTTCTACTATATCCAACATCGTTATAGTATCCTAGATGGTACAGTAAGTATCATTCGTTACATCCATAAAGACGAGTTCCAACATACTTATCTGAATGGTCATACACACCGTGCTCTATTAACGGACTACAAGATGACTGAAGAGGAAGAAGCAGAACACATTGAGTGGGCTACTAACTTCATTAAAGAGAACGTTAAACGTGAGATTAACTACGGAATTGATTTATTCACTACAATTAACGTACGTCCTTCTGAAATTGAAACATATATTACTTGGTTAGGTAATGTACGTGCTCAATCACTAGGTCTACCGTTACCGTTCCCTGATGAGAAGTTCGCTGCTAATGAGAATCCGATCCCTTGGATGAAAGCATTTGATGATAGCCGTTTAGACGCAGGACAGAAGCAGGACTTCTTCGAGAAGACTGTAACTCAATACGAGCAATCAACAGCTGAGAACACAGAGATGAACCTAGCAGATTTATCTAAACTTCAGTTCTAAATTAGAGAAGAGGAAAATTCCTCTTCTTTTTTTTTTGTATAAGTTGTTGACTTATAGGAAACAATGATATAAGATAACGTTAACGATATAAGAGAGGGCGTGTTGATGATGAAACATGATATTGAGAAGTATGACAGAATAACGGTAACACAAGAAGACGTGGAGCGTTTATTTGCTTGGAGAGATAAGAACAAAGAGTTAGTTCGAAACTTTAGTCCAGTATTGGAAGAAGGTGTTATCATAAACTCTGTAACACCACTTGTAAGGTACGTGTTCAAGAAAGAGGGGGATAGATACCTATATAGTATCATTAACAAGTCCGATGACGTAGTATTGCACGCATTAATATGGGATTATACTACAGGTGAAGGTGTAACTGCCCACACAATACTGGATAACAGTCAAGCAAAAGACTACAACGAAACACTTATCTCCTTACATGCATCTTTAATGGCATACATGGAGCACTACCAAGATAACGAAGAGTATGTACGCAGACAGACGAACTCCGTTGTGGTAGGTCATAAGAAGCATAAGAAGTCCAAAAAGAAAACACCGATTAAGATACGTAGGAAGGTTTACTCACTTACAATTACAGAGGAGAGCTTAAACGAAGTTACACGATCCTACGAACGCCAAATTGATAAATGGACTGTAAGAGGTCATTGGAGAAAAACAAAGAATGGTCAAGTATGGATTAAACCTCATGTCAGAGGAGAAGGGAAAGAAGTTACACCAAAAGAATATAAGTTGTAAAAAAGTTGTTGACTAAAAGACAACCTACATGCTATAGTAAGTACAGAAGTTAAGAAAAGGAGATGTTACAAATGAAAATAAACGAAACAGTTTATGTGAATGGTAACTTAGAGTACGCATCTGAGGATGGTGCAATCTACGTAGTTATTGAACACGGTACAGGAGACATAATAGGTTTGGAGTATAATGACGCTACTGTCCACACTCTATACTCATTCATGTCAAAAGTAAAGTCTGCGTACAATAGACGTGCAACAAAACAAGCATTAGAAAATATATCAATAGGAGGAGAGTAACATGAGATACACGTTAAAGAAAGCTTTAGTTGCTAGTAGAACTTCAAGTAGTGGACGAGTTGGTACTCCGATTCTAGGGTACTCTTTGCTAGATAGCGAAACAGGAGAAGTGAGTATCTATAGTAAATATGACGCTTACCGATTCGTAAAGTACCACAAAGCTACAAACTGCGAAGCAAAGACACGTACGATGGTGGTAGACGGGGAAAGTGAAACAATCTATTACTTAAAACCAAATGACGGAACAAAAATGAACGAATATCTATTATCAGTAGAATAGGAGGAGAATAATATGGCTAAAAGACGTTGGAGTTGTGAAAATTGTGGGTACAACGAGATAGTTGATGCTCACGCAACATTTGTATTATGTCCTGAGTGCGACTCAATAAGATTCGACCACGGTAGTATCATCGAAGATTACGATAATCTAGCCGATCCTAACACTACGTTTGAGGACGAGTTCGGAGCAAGGTTGGTAGTGGTTAACGATATAGATGACGAAGGTGACATTAACATACTACCTTCGGATAATAACATGTTTTTTAGTAGAGAGAACGCTATTGCATTAGCAAAACATATTTTAAGAGTTTGTGGGGAGGAAGAATAATATGGTTGAGAAAGTTAAAAAATTAATTAGAGATTACGAGAGTGGTCAAACAAGATTGAATATTTACGACTTAGCTTTCATGTTAAAAGAAATCGCAGAAGATAAATTGAAGGAGGAAGAATAAAATGAATAAAGAAATGGCACTTAAAAAAATGCAAACTGTACTAGCGGAGATGACGTTCCCTTGGGTATCAGAAAGAACGATCCTATTACTACCTTATGGAAGCCGCTTGTATGGAACTGACACACTTGAGTCTGACTGGGACTTCAAAGGGGTGTGTATCCCTCCTAAAGATTTCTACTTAGGACTGAATACGTTTAATGAATTTAACAACACTGGTGGAAAGACATTTAAAAATACCAAAGAAGATGTAGATGTGAACATCCTACATATCAGTAAGTTCGTTAAGGACGCTATGCAAGGTGTACCTAACAATATCGAAATGCTATTTGCTAGACCTGAAGACTATATCAAAGTGACAGAACTTGGACAAGTCCTGCTAGATAACCGTCATTTATTCCTATCTAAACAAATCATGAGAAAATTTGGCGGGTATACTACATCCTTAGTGAACAAGCTGAAAAATGGTGCAGGGCGTACCGAACTAATTGAAGCACATGGATATGACACAAAGAATTTTATGCAAGGTGTTAGACTGTTAATCTCTGCAATCGAAATCTTAGAAACTGGTGATTACAGCACATACCGTACTGAGCAAGATTTCTTACTAGGTTGCCGAGGTGGAGATTACACGCTTAAACAAGCGCTAGGTGTCATCGAATACCATGAGGAAAGACTACAAGAAGCTTATGAGAAATCTGAGCTACCTGATAAACCTGATTATGATAAGGTTAACAACATGTTAATGGCTATCAATGAAGATGCACTGAAGTTTGGTATCCACTCATGAACGTAATGTACGTGTGGGATATACTGTATAAGCAAGGTGAGAAGGTAAAGTCTGTTACATTAAATGGGATCAATCCTATTAAAGTAGTAGAGACCCTACAACGTATCCAGTACGATAAAAGTATGAGGATAGTAGTTTACTGCGTGGATGCAGTAGGGCACATCAATAAATCGACTGGTGAGATTGTAACACTACCGCTAATGTTCGAAGGTAAGAAAGCAAAATATAGTACTAAGTAGAGCAGGTTTCCGCAACCTGTTCTTTTTTCTGTTTATGGTATAATTAAGGTAACGGTATACCAATCATTGTTGTGTCTGAAAATTCAGAATTGGAGAGATAAACATGGAATATACAAATTGGCAAGAAGAAATTGGACGAGGTGAAATCTAATGGCTAGAAAGAAATCATTAAATATCTTTAATACAGATAGAGCATACAATATTAACTTAACTACAGTACAAGAGGAAGGTAGTTTCATTAAAGTTACAAAATTGAACGAAGAAGAAATCGAACAAGAGATGGATCAGTTAAAAGAAGAATCGGTTCGATTTAATATGCGTAACGATAAAAGGTACCTCCTATTTAAACAGCGATACGCTAACGATACATTACACGAGAAGATTATTAATCACGGTGGCTACATTAAATATTACAGTGACGGTAGAGTGCCGATCCCTGTAATCAATCAGTTATCCAGTGTACCACAATCAGAAGTAATTTACTTATGTAAGAAAGAGCATACAATTGATGACGTATTGAATGTGCAACTAGCATCTATGGCAACGAGTGTCGTAGTAGATGTACCGATTGTACTTCCCGATATCAACGTGTACGATTATCTATTCTCGTTGTATCCACTACGCTATCATGTGGACAAGGTTAGAATTTCCTTCCCTCCTTTACGAGAAGATGAGATACAGGATCGACATAAAAAGTTCTACACACTTTATAATGGTATGTATCATCTCAAAGCAAAATACAAATACCAATGTTTCTGCTACCTACAGGAGCCACTATCAACATGGAAAATGAATATTTGGCTTACGTGTGATTCTCAGAAAGATAAGAAGATGGTAGAGGACTTAGTACTAAAAGATAATAAGCGTTTCAGACGTATGGAGAATCCTTTCGTAACGGAGGGAAACTAGTATGACGGTGAATAGAAAAGAGATTGCAAGACGTGCGGCCCACATCGGTAACTACGATATCGGTGGGACAGAAGAACTAACAAAGATAATCGAAGATGTTATCGTTAGTGCCCTAGCAAACGGGGAAAGTGTGAAGTTCGGTAAAGTATGTAAATGGGATATCGAGGAAGTACCTGAGAAGAGAGCATACGATGGTCTAAATAAAAAGTATTTTACTAGACCAGCGAAGCGCATACCGAAATACAAGCCACTAAAACGACTTACAGATATTGAGCTGCCAGTACAAAAGAAAGAGGAGTAACGATCCTCTTTTTTCTTTGTAATTTATTGTTGACTTATAGACAAAGTTACAGTAATATTATCTACAGATACAGAATACATTATTAAGTTGAGGAGGTAATCATGGACGAACTAAGAGTAGTAGAACTGTTTGCAGGATACGGTAGCCAATCAATGGCACTGAAACGAGCAAACATCAATTATAAAACTGTAGCGATTGCAGAGATTGATAAGGACGCACTGGTTTCTTATGAAGCAATCCACGGCAAACCAAATAACCTTGGAGACATTACCAAGGTAAGAGGAGAAGACGTTCCTGACCACGACTTCATGACGTATTCATTCCCTTGTACAGACATCTCTGTATCAGGTGCGATGAAAGGTCTATTGGAAGGTTCAGGTACAAGCTCTAGTACGTTATGGGATGTAAAGAGAGTAATAGAAGCGAAGAAACCTAGATTCCTAATGATGGAAAACGTAGACAACCTTGTTATCAAATTCATGGACGACTACCTACTATGGTTAAAGTACCTAGAATCACAAGGGTATGCTACATCGTGGAAAGTTATTGACGCATCTCCTTACGTACCACAAAGACGTAAACGTGTTATAGCAATCTCTCGATTAGATGGACAGGCATTCCCGTTCCCTGAAGACCCTACGGAGCGTACATATGATTTAATAGACGTGCTAGAGGAGTTCGATGATGCAGAAGCATTAGAGAGCTTTAAAGACCCTACAGTGCGAAGTGCTACAGTAGACCCTGTTACATATTATAACCCGAATTCAGATTACTATAAACTGCAACCTGAGAATAGTAGAGCATCATTCATTGGATACATAGGGAACCAACCGAAACAGGCTACACGAGTATATGAACCTATCACGGCTTCAACGTTGACTGCTAATGGTGGCGGCCAAGGTGGGAAGACAGGTCTGTATCACCTAGGTACGCATATCCGAAATCTTAGTCCGTTAGAAGCGTGGCGCATCATGGGTGTGAGTGACGAGGACTTCTACAAGGCAAAAGCAACAGGTATCAAGAAGACCCAACTACTACGTCAAGCAGGGAACTCTATCGTAGTTGATATCATGGTACCAATATTTGAAAAGCTCTTTAAAGATTATATGAAGGAGACAAAATAATATGACAAAGAAGAAACTAAAAGTACTAGAATTATTTGCTGGCACGAGGTCAGTAGGTAAAGCATTCGAAGCACAGGGACACGAGGTATATAGTGTTGAGTGGGATCAGAAACATCCAGGAATCCATTGGTACGCAGATATATCGAAAATCACTGCGCAGGAAATCATCGAACGCTTTGGTAAACCTGATATCATTTGGGCTAGTCCTGATTGTACAAGCTATTCAGTAGCAGGTATCTCACATCACCGTAGAAAGGATGACGATGGTAACTTACGTCCTATTAGTGAGTATGCCCAATTCTGCGACACTACAAACCAACACGTAGTAGATTTAATTCGAGAACTTCAACCGAAGTACTACTTCATTGAGAATCCTCGTGGTGGAATGAGAAAGATGAACTTCATGCAGGATGACGCATTACCGAATGGTGGTAAACGTTACACAGTTACATATTGCCAGTACGGGGACACTCGTATGAAGCCAACTGACTTATGGACTAATCATCCTGATCCGAAATTTAAACCTGCATGTAAGAACGGTATGCCTTGTCACGTCTCTGCCCCTCGTGGAAGCGCAACAGGTACACAAGGTATAAAAGGGTCTGTAGACCGTTCACGCATCCCCGAGGAGCTATGCGACCACGTAGCTAAGATTTCTGAGGAGTAAAAGATTGAGAGGTGTAACAACCTCTCTTTTTTTGTGTCTATTATCTTGTTGACTTATAGTGTATGATATAGTACTATTATAGAAGATTATATGAAGGAGGAGAGGACATTATGCCAAAGTTTTTGCAACTTGTTTTATGTGGATTACTTTTAGCAGGAGGGACAGACGACTGGATTAAAGATAGTATCCCGTCAGCCGTGTTCTTCTATGTTGTAGGTATAGGGCTACTGATTCATTTGTTTTTCCGATTCCTAGATGAACAGTACTAATAAGGAGGACGTAACTTGAAAGCATTATTTCTACAAGAGTTTGTAAGAGAAAGTCACATGCAACGACAGAATGATGGATCGTTTAAAAACATATTCCTCCAAACTAACGGAGGAAAGCTGCTAAAGAAACTAATCCATGAAGGGTTAGAGCTAACGAAGAATGACTACTACATCGACTATGCGTTCTTCAAAGTACCTGAGGTTGTTACTCGGGATAATCGAGATAGAGCCATTAAGTACAAGCCACCAACTGCAAAAGAATCGAAACCTGAATACGAGAACTTATACAAACGTATCGTACAGGACAAGCCCGACATTATCATTCCTTCAGGTAAACTTGGATGTAAGGCTCTATTGAATGTGGCAGAGATTTCTAAGCTACGAGGAGTACCACAACAAGTTACAATCACTGCGAATATTGAGATGTTCGATGAGAACGCAGTTGTTGAAGGTGTAGATAACTCAGGTTGGATTACAGAAACGTACACACATACATGTTGGGTTATGCCTATCTACAGTATGGAATACATGCTTGTTAATCCAAAGATTCAGAACTTAGTAGAAGCAGACTTCGGTACATTGAAGAAGTATGTGGAACAAGGTGATAACGCATTTATTGCGAAGGATGTAAAGTACGAAGATGTTACAACTATCGAACGTGTACGAGAAATCTTCACCAAGATAGTAAAAGAAGCTCCTATCGTAGCGTGGGATTTAGAGACCAATACGTTAGAAGCCGACAAAGCAGGTTCTAAACCACTAGTAATCTCTCTTTGTTGGAAAGAGGGTACAGGTGTAACCATTCCATTAGAACATAAGGACTGGACATGGCTTCCTGGTCACTTAGCTGAGATTTACAACTACATAAAAGAATTTGTTGCCGATCCGAAGATTGTTAAAGTCGGACACAACATCAAGTTCGATATCAGGTTCCTACGCTTATCTAGAGGGTTTACAGAGTTCAATAACCATCGTGATACAAAAACAATGTACTACCTACTTGTAAACCAGGATGTAAAAGGTTCATTACGTCTATCCGACTTAACATTCGAATTTACAGATATGGGTGGATATGATAGAGCGCTAGAGGACTTTAAAAAGGATTACAAAGAGAACTACAAGAAGAACGAGAAAGAACGTATTGCAAAACTAAAAGAAGAATTTAAAGCGCAATGTGCAAAAGAAAGAGCAGAAGTACAACAGCAAGTGAAGGACGCAAAAGCAGAATTACGTTTACTCAAGAAGGAATCTCCAACGACTGAAATTCTTAATAGAATAACAGAGTTACAGGAGATTGCACAACGTAAGTATGTGAAACCTTCGATGCCTGACTTTGGGACCGCAGGTTCACCAGTCAATCCTGTAGACGGATCGGACTTCTGTTATGAGTGGATTCCACTATTCGAAATGCTTTCTCCGTACGCTAGTGGTGACGTAGACGTGTGTTTACGTATTTATAACCAACTAGACCAAAGATGTCAGCAAAAAGGCTTAGAGCACATTAGAGAGCTTTATACGAATCATTATCCACAACTATCTGCAACACTTGCTAAAATCGAAGCAACGGGAATCAAGTTAAACATCCCGTACGTACAAGCACTAGCAGATGCGTACCAAAAGGAAGAGGATCGTTTAACGGCAATCATCCGTAAGTTCCCTGAAGTAAAGCAAATGGAAGACGAACATCGCCAGCTTTACCAAATGGGATTAAACGAACTTGCAAAGCCTGTAGCTGAGAGAGACAAGAAGATAGCGGCCTTACGTGATAAGTACAAGGACAAGCTAGAGTTTAACGCAAACTCTCCTGACGACAAGAAAGAGGTACTGTACAAGATTACAGGCATTCGACTACCGTTCGATAAAGAGCGTCTAGTAGACTCTGTATTCGAGAAGGGACTAAAAGAGGAAGAGATTGAATGGTGCCATTACAAAACGAATACTGCGAACTTGGAGTACATCGCCAAGGAGTATCCTGAGTACAAGGAACTAGCAGAAGTTATGATCCATCACTCACTCGTTAAAACACGTAAGCAAAGTTTCACGTACAAGTTCCTTAGTATGGTAGATATGAACGATATCTTGCACGGTACGTTCAACCCTGAAGGTACAGAAACATCTCGTCTATCGTCAAAAGACCCGAACTGTCAGAACTTCCCTCGTAAGACGGAAGATGTAACACGGTTCGACTATCAGCACCCTATTAAACGAATGTTCATAAGTAGATTCACAAACGGAGCACTACTACAACTCGATTACTCTTCACTTGAATCTCGTATCATGGCTTTAATTGCATACGATGAGGAAATGATTGAAGCATTCTTAACGAAGAAGGATGTACATACGCATACTGCTTCACTGGTATTCAAAAAGGCAGAAGAAGATGTAACAGGTGATGAACGTACGGCCGCTAAACGAGTAACATTCGGACTAGCGTACGGAGAAGCACCATTCTCGTTCGCACCTAAATACAACATGACAATCCAAGAAGCAGAGAAACTATTCGATGACTACTTCAAGAACAAACCGAAGATTAAAACGTACATTGATGAAACGAAAGAGCAAGCTAGACAGACGGGCTATATCTCTTGTATGCAAGGTTTCACTCGTAACTTACGAGATGTGTATTCACAGGATAAACAGAAACGTAATGGTGCGTTACGTCAGTCTGTAAATACACAGGTACAGGGATCGGGTGCATTCTTAACGAATAACTCGTTAATCTACATCAACAACATTATTGAGAAGCAGGGATTACGTTCTCGTATCGTTCTAACTGTACACGATAGTATTGTTATAGATTGCCCACCTGAAGAAATTCACATCATGGCTCATGTCGGTAAAACAGTCATGGAAAACTTACCGATCCCTTGGTTAAACATCGAGTGGAAAGGTGAAACAATCCGATTCCCTATTACGGCAGATGTAGAGATTGGTACAACATACAACGATATGGTTAACTACGACAAGGACGAGCTAAACACGTTCCAAAAAGTAGAGAACTACTGTAAGTACCACATGGACTTAAAGAGCGTTAAGCATTACATGGAGTCAGGTGTCATCACAAAAGAGAAAGCAAAAGAGCTAAAGGCTACGATTGAATCCAAAAAACAAGCGTACCAAACGGCTGTATAATTTCTGTAACTTTTTGTTGACACACAGAATAGGATAGTGTAATATACTAAGAGAAGAGACAAGCAGTTTCTTCTCTTTAGTTTAAAGGATAGAGGTGAGAGTATGTGCTAGATGTTAAAGTTGACAGCATAGATTTTCAGGAGCTTAGAATCATTGATGAAAACGGAGAGTATATCATGTTCGACATGCGAGAAGAGTTAAAGGTGAATGAAGCCAACCTTCTCCAAGAAATGTTACATCAACCTTCGAAGTACATCTATTGGTCTTCTATTCTTGAAAAAATCAAATTCTTCCAAGAGAAGACAGAAATGCAGTTAGAGCTTGTGGTTGCTAAGTTTGATTCCGAAGCACGAGAGGAAATCAAGAAGAACGGGGACAAGCCTACAAAGGATAGCGTAGATGCTTACATAAAACAAAAGCAAGAGTACGTAACGGCAAGAGAGCAGTGTCACTACTACGAATACATTGCAGGAAGACTTGCACGGATCGTAAAAGCATTTGAACAACGTAAAGATATGTTACAGTCTTATGGTAAGCAAATTGCCGAGGATAAAACATACGGAGCAGGAGCAGGTTCTCGTATTGAGCAGACACCATTCCCTGCACCACAACAAACGCAATATTGGGGAGGTCATCAATAATGTTAGAAGGAATTAAAAAAGCGTTCACGGCTACTTCATATGAACCTGAGCAAGCACCTGTAGAAGTTAACCCAATTGACGATGCAGTAGCTGCTAAACTAGGTTATAAAGTAGCAGAAGGTCAATACAAGGAGTTACGGATTGATTTAGAGACTGGTGACGTATTCGTACTTGATGAATTACTTGTCGATACACCACCTGAGTTCTCAAAGGATATTTTCCTAGTAAACTTAATGGCAGACTTTGCGAACGCTAACGGAATACAGCTTCCGAAGTGGACGAACGAACCATTAAAGATTGCAAAAGCCGTAGCGGATTGGGAACCACAAAATTAAAAAAAAAATAGTCTCTAACTCATAAAAAACACTAGACATATGATATAATATATGTTAGACTGTTTATAGAGTTAAAAATTAAGAGATAACTAGGAGGAATTAATAGTATGTCATTTGCTGATATCATTAACCAAGAACACAAGAACTTAGAACAAAATAGCGGTAACGACAAAGTTGAGTACCCGAAAACGAAACAGAAGCGTTTATTCTTTGAACAGAACCAACGTGAGGTAATTATCCAAGTGTTACCTGATGCTGCTATGGTAGGTCACTTCTTCGTTCCGATCCGTAAAGTATACTTAACTGCTAAAAGCTCTAGTGGTAAAGATGTTAATTCTAACTTCGTGTTAGACGCTGATCCTAACCCAGGTTCATTGTTAGAGCAAAAGATTACTGAGTGGGCAGGATTAGGTATTATCCCTAACGGTTACGGTGGACAAGCATCACCAAGACGTACATACCTAGTAAACGCAGTACGCATCATTCAAGACCCTGTATCACAACAATGGGTACAAGAACGAGATGCAAATGGTCAGTTAGCAACACGAGTATTCGAAATGACACAATCTGCTTTCGCTAACTATGCAGAGAAGTTAAAAAATCCGTTATTAAATACGACAGGTTCAGGAATGTCATTCATGGACATTAACCGTCCAAACCCAATCCAAATTACTAAGCCTGAGAGAAACAGTAACTCTAAGGAGTACAAGGTAGATGTGTACAGTAGCATCGTCTTACCTCCATTAGGTGCAGGTTGGGAAAATACATTAGAGGACTTACAAGCACAAGCAGTTCCTACAGAGCGCTTAGTGAATGGTGATAAATGGGTACAAGCTTTCATCGACATGAAAGAAGGTCGTAAGCCAAACCAAGGTAATGCAGGAGCACAACCAACTGCACCACAACCTACATCTAATCCATTCGGATCGTTCCCTGGTCAAACTGGACAACCAGTAGCACCACAACAACCAATGGGACAACCTGTAGGACAACCGATGGGACAACCTGCTCCAATGCCAGGATATCCTGCACAACCAACGGCTCCAATGCCTACATACCAACCACAGGGACAACCAGCGCCAATGCCTAGTTACACGGCACCTGCACCACAACCTGTAGCACCTGCACAACCAGTGATTACAATGCCTACGGGAATGGGTGCAGGAGCAGGAGAGCCTGACCCATTCAATATCGGTGTAGAAACTGATTTATCTCAGAATAACGGACTTGGAGCACAGCCTACTCAACCAGTAGCACCAACGGCACCAACGACACCTGCACCTACATATACGGCACCTGCAACACCTGCACCAACTGGTGAGCCAACGATTCCTGCACCATCACATGCAACTGGTGGAATGCCTAACATCGAAGACTTGTTAAAGACTGAGTTAGGTGCTCAGTAATACAATAAAAGAATAGTAGATTCCAAGTTACCTAGCCATCCTGTGGCTAGGTTGACTTAGGTTATATAATCATTATTGACTAGGGGGCAACAACAAATGGAAGAAGTTAAAATGACAAAAGAAATGGTAAAGGTAGAACATGATTTATTAACAGAACGAGTTACAAAGGTATATCGTGAAAAGGAATCAAGTTTCCACGCACCACACTTATTCACTGTAACATCTGCTGAGGACGACAAAACATTAGCAGTTATCCACTTCCAAGAGGGCGCATTAAACGTTGCAGGAGTTAACGGAGTAATGAATGAAGACTTACTAGTTATGATCCTAACTCGATTACAAGGCTTTCAAAATAGTGAGTTTGCTTGTAAAGAGAACGCAATGGCAATTACGAAGATTGAAGAAGCGTTACTATGGTTACGCAAACGTACAATGGGACGAGACAAAAGAGGAGTTCTTGGGACTCACCAAAAGTAGTTACAATCTTCAATACATAATGATTAGAGAATTACATATACATATTAGGAGGAAATATACATATGGCAAAAGCAAAAACGAAGAAAGCACCTGCAAGCGTGGATTTAGACTTATCGGCTTTAAATTTAAGTGGCGGCCTAGTCTTACTGAGAGATTCAGATTATGCGAAGGTATTTGACAGACTTCCTCTATTCTTACCGAAGATTGATAAAATCCTAGGTGGCGGCCTACCGTTCGGACGAATGATTGAGGTTGCAGGAGTACCATCGGGTGGTAAATCAACTTTCACTCACCACGTAATGCGTGTAGCGACTGCTCTAGGTTGCATTTGCGTACTGATTGACGTAGAGGGTACGTCAGATAATGAACGTTTATCTTCGCTAGGTATTGACACAAGTAAAGTATTAGTGAAGCAACCTGATCCTGATAAAGGTACTGCACTAACGGTTGAAGAGGTTGGACAGACAGTAGAAGAAACGTTAAAACTATTCGGAGAGAAATATCCTCACGTACCTGTAGTGTACGTATGGGACTCTGTAGGTTCTACACCTTCTATGGTAGAGTTAGAGAAAGACTTTGGTGAACAGAA